CAACTGGTGAATTTGTTGGCTTGCGCCCCGTGTTGTTAGATGATGCTACTTATTACCGTGATCCAGGCACTAATGTGTCTTTTGGCATCAAGTTTATCAATCAGCAACAGTACGACGGTATCGCGGTCAAGACCGTGACTTCCACTTATCCACAGGTCATGTGGATCAACATGGAATATCCAAACATTCAAATGACTGTTTACCCCAAACCCACACGGGATTTGGAATGGCACTTTATTTCAGTGCAGGAACTGGATCAACCCGCCACTTTGGCAACGCAAATTTTGTTTCCACCAGGCTATTTGCGGGCTTTCACCTACAACTTAGCAATGGAGTTTGCACCCGAGTTTGGCGTCGAGCCAAGCCCGCAGGTGTCTCGGATTGCCATGACCAGCAAGCGCAATCTGAAGCGCATCAACAACCCAGATGACATCATGAGCCTGCCGTATGCACTGGTTGCAACTCGTCAGCGGTTCAACATTTTTGCAGGAAATTATTAACAACTATAGTTGCTATGTTTGCCTGCAATAAAACCTTTAGTCCCCTTAACCGCCCGCAAAAGTCCTTTGTTTTTGTAGGCGTCAATTGCGTGCTTGACGTTTTGTTGATGCGTAGTCAATTCCAAGTTGTCCAGCCGATTATTGGCGCGGTCAAGATCTTTATGGTTAATTTCCAATCGGCCTTCAATTGGCCCGTTAAACGCTTCCCAAACTACTCGGTGAAGGCGTTTTCGAGTGTATTGACCATTTTGAACAAAATCAATTTGCAAATAATGCTTGGTATCTTTTCGGGGCTTAAGAGGGCGGTGCGCGCTGTCGCCAACCCAAGTTTTACCTTGCTTAATGGAATGCGCGGTGGGTATACTCGTACCCAGAAAAGTAGCAACTTCTTTAAGGGTAGCGCCGTGTTCAAACATTTGTTTAGCGTCTGGAATTTTGGCAGCGTCAAGCGTTTTGCTTCTAGCAATTCGGCGCACGTTTCCAAAATCGCTCACTTCGTACAACCTTTCAAAATCCAAAACTGGTTTCCATGTTTCCATACTATGCCCCTATTTAATGTAAATAGGAGTATAGCATGAAAACGCCTATATTGGGCAGCTCCTATGTTGCGCGTTCTGTGAATGCCGCTGACAACCGACTCGTCAACCTGTTCCCCGAGATCGTGCCCGAGGCTGGTAAAGAGCCTGCGTTCCTAAACCGCGCGCCTGGCCTCAAACTGCTCAACACTGTTGGCCTTGGCCCGATCCGTGGCCTGTGGGCGTTCTCGTCTGATGACGGCGTTGGCTTTGTTGTCTCTGGCACACAGCTGTACAAGATCAACAACGCCTACGCAGCCACACTAATTGGCTCTGTAAGCGGCACTGGGCCAGTGAGCATGTCTGACAACGGCACGCAGTTGTTTATCGCTTGCAACGGCCCCAGCTACATCTACAACAACACGACTGGCGGCTTCGGCCAGATCACTGACCCTGACTTTCCCGGCGCTGTGACTGTCTGCTATCTGGATGGCTACTTTGTGTTCAATGAGCCAAACAGCCAAAGAATGTGGATAACCCAGTTGCTAGACGGCACGTCTATTGATCCGCTTGACTTTGCTAGCACTGAAGGCTCGCCTGACGGCCTGATTGCCGTAGCGTCCAACTTCCGCGAAGTGTGGGCGTTTGGTACAAACTCAATCGAAGTCTGGTACGACACTGGCGCAACTGACTTTCCTTTGCAACGCATCCAAGGCGCGTTTAATGAACTTGGTTGTGCGGCTCCTTTCTCGGTCGCTAAGATGGACAACGGCCTGTTCTGGCTTGGCCGCGACCGCCGTGGTCAAGGTATTGTCTACCGCGCTAACGGCTACACCGGCATTCGCATTTCCACTCACGCTGTTGAGTGGCAGATCCAGCAGTACGCCGACATGTCTGACGCGATTGGTTACACATACCAACAAGACGGTCATAGTTTCTACGTACTGGTTTTCCCTACTGCCAATACAACTTGGATCTATGACGCCGCAACTCAGGCGTGGCATGAGCGTGCAGGCTTTATTGATGGCGCGTTTACTCGTCACCGTGGCAACTGCCAGATGGCGTTTAACAACAAAATTCTGATCGGCGATTTTGAGAACGGCAACGTCTACGCGTTTGATCTGGACGACTTTAGCGACAACGGCAGTATTCAGAAATGGTTGCGCTCTTGGCGTGCATTGCCCACCGGCCAGAACAACCTCAAGCGCACCGCGCAGCACAGCCTGCAACTTGATTGCGAGACAGGTGTTGGTCTAAATGATGGTCAAGGGTCTAACCCAGAGGCCATGCTTCGCTGGTCAGACGATGGCGGCCACACATGGTCAAATGAACATTGGGCGTCCATGGGCAAAATCGGCCAGTATTACAAACGTGTAATCTGGCGTCGTCTTGGCATGACCCTGAAGCTGCGTGATCGCGTCTATGAAATATCTGGCACTGACCCTGTGAAAATTGCCATCATGGGCGCAGAACTTATTCTGAGTCCAACGAATGCCTAGCCCTAACGCGACGCCAACGCCAGTCACGCCACCCCGAGTGCCGTTAATTGACCCACGCACGGGCCTGATTGACCGCGCTTGGTACATGTTCTTTTTGTCATTGCTGAACGCGGCTACGGTTGTTTATGACGATCAAGCGCTCGCCCCAAGCCCTGAGTCTTTAATTTCGTCTTACGATCAGGCGTTGCAAATACTGCGGCAAGAAGTTGAAACCTTGCCCCCAGTAGTTACCCTAATAGCGCCTGACGTGTTGGGCGACTGCTGCTCAGCCTTGGTGTCTCAGATGGCTGAGATGCAAAAGCAGATTGAGGCTTTGCAAGTTCAGCCGATTGTTGACGTCGGCGCGATCAACGCAGCAATTGCTGGGCTGTCTAGCGCGCCAGTAACGGTCACGGCTGACTTTACAGTTGGCACAAGCGCTTGGTACATCAACAACAAGTCAGGCTCGACTTGTACAGTGACGTTGCCAACCGCCTCGTCATGGTCGGGCCGTCAAATCACATTTAAGAACTTGCAGGCGCAGACGCTAGTGTCGGCGTCAAGCAATGTTGTGTTGATCGACGGCACAGTCGCTGGCACAGCAATCCTCTTGGCAGTTGTAGGAAATTGGGCGACAATGGTGTCTGACGGCACTAATTGGGTCATCATGCAACAAGCCGCTAACAATTGCCTCTTATTGGAGTAAACCATGACAGTCACCGTCAAAGTCCTCGTACCGGCAAAATATGCCGAGAACGCCCAAACAACCCAGTACACAGCGACTGGCGTTATGGCCATCATCGACAAGTTCACCGCGACCAACATCAGCGGCTCTGCCGCCACGATCAGCGTAAACTTGGTCACAGTGACTGGCTCGGCTGGCAACACCAACTTGATCACCAAGACCAAAACATTGCAGGCGTCTGAGGTCTACACGTTCCCTGAATTGGTTGGCCAAGTTCTTGGCGCTGGTGACTTTATCAGTACAATTGCAGGCACAGCCAGCGCAATCAACATTCGCGTTTCTGGACGTGAGGTGACCTAATGAGGATCGTCTACGGTAAAGGGTTTGAGATTGACAAGCCCACTTCGATGCTAGACAAGGTGCAAGCCTTGCAGGCCGAAGTGTCTAAGTTGCCTCAATACGAACCCGAGACAAAGCACTATTTCCATGGCGGTATGTACTGCCGTGAAGTGTTTCGTCATGCCGGAGTCTTGGTCGTGGGCGCAGTCCACAAGAAAGAACACTTCTATCTAATCGTGTCTGGCACGGTGGCGATCACCACAGACGATGGAGTGCAAGAGGTTACTGGGCCTCACTTGTTCTCAAGTAAACCTGGTACTAAACGTGCGGTGTATTCAGTTACTGATGCGCTGTGCATGACTTTCCACGCCATCGAGGCAAAAACTGTTGAGGAAGCTGAGGCCGAATTGGTTGAGGTAGAGCCTAACAGCATGTATAGTCTCGGTAATCAAGTTAAACATCAATCATTAGAGGTGCTGCCATGACATTTTGGGTCGCTGGAGCCGTAGTTGTAAGTTCGGCACTTGGAAGTAGCGCCGCCAAAAGCGCGGCGTCTACACAATCGGCTGCTGCTGATCGTGCCGCAGAACTTCAAAACGAACAATTTCAACAAACTCGACAAGACTATGCGCCTTGGCGAGAAGCTGGAGTTAATGCGCTAGGTGTGATGCAGAAAACTGCTGGTAATGTGCCCGGCGCGTTTTCGTTTACAAATCAGCAGATGTATCAAGACCCAGGCTATGCTTTCCGTTTGGCTGAAGGCCAAAAAGCTCTTGATCGTAGTGCTGCCGCCCGTGGCGGTTTGATCTCTGGCGGCGCTTTAAAAGCCGCTGGTCGTTACGGCCAAGACATGGCGTCACAAGAA